GAGCGCAGTGTGTATAGCAACAAGGAGAAAAAGTGGAAACAGTTTGAATATCCTAAAGAATTAAGTAGACTTAAAAATATATTTGACTGGAGAGCATATCCTGAAGAGAAGAAATCACAGTGGTATGATTATATAGACGAAGAATTTAAAAGAAGAGAAGAAGGCTTTTGGTTTGATAATGCTGGAGTGCCAACATATATAACGGGTACACATTATATGTACCTGCAATGGAGTAAGATTGATGTAGGTGCACCAGATTTTAGAGAAGCTAATAGATTGTTTTTTATATTCTGGGAAGCTTGCAAGGCAGATAAAAGATGTTATGGTATGTGTTACCTTAAAAATAGACGATCTGGATTCTCTTTTATGTCGTCAGCTGAAACAGTTAACCAAGCTACAATATCAAGTGATGCAAGGTTTGGAATACTATCCAAAACAGGTGCTGATGCTAAAAAGATGTTTACTGATAAAGTGGTACCAATTAGTATAAATTATCCATTTTTCTTTTCACCCATTCAAGATGGTATGGATCGACCAAAGTCTGAGCTTGCTTATAGAGTTCCAGCTAGTAAGTTTACTAGAAAAAAGATAACTTCAAATGAAAAGTTAGAGGATTTACAAGGATTAGATACAACGATAGACTGGAAGAACACTGGAGATAATAGTTATGATGGTGAAAAGCTAAAACTATTAGTACACGATGAGAGTGGTAAATGGGAGAGACCTGATAATATATTAAACAACTGGAGAGTTACAAAAACATGTTTACGATTAGGTAGTAGAATTATCGGTAAATGTATGATGGGCTCAACATCAAATGCTTTAGACAAAGGTGGAGAAAACTTTAAAAAACTATACAATGCATCAGACGTTACTAAGCGAAACAGAAATGGACAGACAGCGTCTGGTCTATATTCTCTTTTTATCCCAATGGAGTGGAACTACGAAGGATTTATTGACGAGCATGGAAGCCCAATCTTCAATACTCCGGATCATGATGTCTTCGACCCACATGGGGAATTAATAGATATAGGAGTTATAGACAGTTGGCAGAACGAGGCTGACGGTTTAAAAAACGATCAAGACGCGTTAAACGAATTTTATAGACAATTTCCAAGAACTACTGAGCATGCGTTTAGAGATGAAACAAAAAATAGTATATTTAACTTAGTAAAAATATACGAGCAAATAGATTATAACGAAGAAATGTCTAGAACCTTAGGTGTTACAAAAGGTAATTTTCAATGGGTTAATGGAGTTAAAGATTCAAAAGTTATATTTTATCCAGATCCAAAAGGTAGATTTAAAATAAGTTGGACACCGCCATCTAACATACAGAATAACATTGTTATAAAAAATGGTATTAAGTGGCCTGGCAATGAACATATGGGAGCTTTTGGCTGTGATAGTTATGACATATCAGGAACTGTAGATGGTGTAGGATCTAAAGGTGCTTTACACGGATTAACTAAGTTTAGTATGGAAGATGCTCCTGCTAATAGTTTTTTTCTAGAGTACTTAGCAAGACCGCAAACCGCTGAAATATTCTTTGAAGATGTTTTAATGGCATTAGTATTTTACGGAATGCCAATACTCGCGGAGAACAATAAACCAAGATTATTGTATTATTTAAAAAGAAGAGGATATAGAGGTTTTAGTATGAATAGGCCAGACAAAATATGGAACAAACTATCTGTTTCAGAAAAAGAAGTTGGAGGGATACCAAACTCTAGCGAAGATATAAAACAAGCCCATGCTGCTGCTATTGAAATGTACATCCAAGATCATGTTGGTATAAAACAAGACGGGTCTTTTGGTGATTGTTATTTTAACGATTTATTAAACGATTGGGCTAAGTTTGATATAAACAAAAGAACAAAGCATGATGCATCTATTAGTTCTGGTTTAGCTATAATGGCTAATAATAGACACCTTTACAGACCAAATGCCCCAATACAAAAACCTAAACTGAACTTAAGTATTGCCACATATAACAACAAAGGTAATACATCTAAATTAATTAAAAAATAAATATGGCAGAGTCTGTTGTAAAAAGTTATTTTCCAAGCCAAGCCGTTAGCGATGCTGAAAAGCAAAGCAGTGATTACGGTTTAAAAGTAGCAAAAGCTATTGAGTCAGAATGGTTTGTTGTTGATAACAATAGAAGTCGTGGTAGTAAATATCAAAACAACGTAAACAATTTTCATAACCTTAGGCTTTATGCTAGAGGAGAGCAATCAATACAAAAATATAAGGATGAGTTATCTATAAACGGTGATTTGTCCTATCTTAATTTAGATTGGAAACCAGTGCCTATTATACCTAAATTTGTTGATATTGTGGTTAACGGTATATCAGAAAGAACTTACGATATAAAAGCTTATTCTCAAGATCCTTATAGTGTGGCTGAAAGAACAAACTATATGGAAGATGTTTTAGCGGATATGCAAATGATTAATTTCCACGAAACTAACAGGGACCTATTAAATGTTGATACTAGAAGAACAGACATTGCTTTACCAGAAACAAAAGAAGAACTTGAGCTACACATGCAGCTTGATTATAAACAAGCTGTAGAGCTAGCAGAAGAACAAGCTTTAAACTTACTTTTTGAAGGTAATAAATACGAATTAACTAAAAAAAGATTTTATTATGATTTAACGACAATAGGTATTGGTGCTGTTAAAACTTGTTTTAACACTTCTGAAGGTGTTACTATTGATTACGTCGACCCAGCCAACTTAGTTTACTCTTACACAAACTCCCCTTATTTTGAAGATATATACTATGTCGGTGAAATTAAAGTTATACCTATAAATGAATTAGTAAAACAATTTCCAAATTTAACTCAAGAAGAGTTAGAAGATATAGTAAAAAACAAATCTCATAATAAAAACAACTTTAATACTAGGCATTCTTCTTCTACTAATGACGGTAATACTGTTCAAGTTTTATATTTTAATTATAAAACATTTATAAACGAAACTTATAAGGTTAAAACAACTGGTAGTGGTGCTGCAAAAATTATATCAAAAACAGACGCTTATAATCCACCAAAAGATATGGATGGTGATTTTGGCAAGTTACAAAAGTCTATAGAGGTGCTTTATGAGGGAGCTTTAATAGTTGGCACTGAAAAACTTTTAAGATGGGAATTAGCAACGAATATGATGAGACCTAAAAGTAATTATACTAAGGTTAAAATGAATTATTCTATTGTTGCACCAAGAATGTATGAGGGTCGTATTGAATCTTTAGTTAGTCGTGTAACCGGCTTTGCTGATATGATACAGTTAACTCATTTAAAAATACAACAAGTATTATCTCGTATGGTTCCAGATGGCGTGTATTTAGATGCTGATGGTTTAGCTGAAGTTGATTTAGGTAATGGAACAAATTATAATCCACAGGAAGCTTTAAACATGTTCTTCCAAACAGGATCTGTTATAGGTAGATCTTATACTCAAGATGGTGACATGAACGCTGGTAAAGTGCCAATACAAGAAATAACATCTGGATCTGGTGGTAATAAAATGCAAGCTCTTATTGGTAACTATAATTATTATTTACAAATGATAAGAGATACCACCGGGCTTAACGAAGCTAGAGATGGTAGCATGCCAGATAAAAACGCTTTAGTAGGTGTGCAAAAATTAGCAGCGGCTAATAGTAACACTGCAACAAGACATATATTACAATCTGGATTATTTTTAACCGCTGAAATCGCAGAATGCTTATCACTTAGAATATCTGACATCTTAGAATACTCTCCAACAAAAGATGCTTTTATAAAAGCTATAGGAGCTCATAACGTTGCTACATTAAAGGAAGTAAAAGATTTATATTTATATGATTTTGGCATATTTATAGAGTTACAACCAGACGAAGAAGAAAAGCAAATGCTAGAAAACAATATTCAAATGGCTCTTCAACAACAAAGTATAGATCTTGAAGACGCTATAGATGTAAGAGAGATAAAAAGTCTAAGACTAGCAAACCAAGTGTTGAAATTAAGAAGAACTAAAAAACAAGAAAGAGACAGACAGTTACAGCTTGAAAATATAGAAGCTCAAACAAAATCAAATACACAGGCGGCAGAAAAAGCTGCTCAAGTTGAAGTTCAAAAAAATCAAGCTATAAATCAAGGTAAAATTCAATTAATGCAAGCGCAATCCCAAATGGATGCGGAAAAGATGCAGCTTGAAGTTCAAGCTAAAAAAGAACTAATGGCTCAAGAGTTTGAGTATAACATGCAATTAAAGAGCGTGGAAACTTCTCAAATTAACGATAAGGAAAAACAAAAAGAAGATCGCAAGGACGAAAGAACTAGAATACAAGCAACGCAACAAAGTGAGCTTATTGACCAAAGAAATAATGCAAAATCACCTAAAAACTTTGAGTCAGCAGGTAATGATAACTTAGGAGCGGGTTTTGATTTAGGCTCTTTCGAACCAAGCTAACAATTATTAACTATTATTATATTATATTATGGCAAAGAAAAAAGAAAAAGCAACTGAAGAAGTTGTAAAAGTAGATTTATCTAAAAAAACAGAAACAGAAGATAATATCACAAAAGTAAACCTAGACAAACCAGTAGAACCAAAAGAAGAAGAAAATGAAACCAATCAAGAAGTTAAAGAAGATAACGCTGACGACAGCGGAGTGGTTGCAGAGCTTGAAAATGCCGAGCCCACACAAGAACAAGAAGAAGTACCAGAGAAAACCGAAGCACAGGAAGAGTCAGTATTAGAAGAAATAACTGAAGACTCTACTGAAGAAGAGGTTGCAGAAGCTGAAGAAAAAATAGAAGAAGTTATTGCTGAAGCAGAAGCGTCTGGCAAACCAATACCAGAGAATATCCAAAAGTTAATGGACTTTATGGAAGAAACTGGAGGAGATTTAAATGACTATGTTAAACTTAATCAAGATTATTCTAA